TAGGCGATGGGGTCAACAGGTATATTTACCTGCCCTGCCGTGTACCCGTTCCCTGCTGCGCCTGCTGCCGTGCATTCTGCGGTAACGTCAACGGTTGTGCTGCCGACAGAAATTACCGACGCCGCGGTAGTGGCAAAGAATACATTATTAGCAGGGCTTGACCGGTTACCGGCAGGGATTGTGATGTCTCCTTCTTGAGCTGCCGACAGCGTGTACCTTACTGTAGTGACCGCCTTATCTGCAGTGAGCCTTGCTCCCCTTGTTCCGTACCTCGCACCTATTTGATCCAAGTAAACTCCCGTCGCATACCTCAAAAGGTTTCGCTTTGCCGTCGCATCGATAAGCGCATGCGCTTGGTAGATCCGCAAAGCCTGAGCGTAGATCCATATCCGCATAGGGTCCCCTGGTTGGAGTGTTTTGGCCTCTCCAGTCTGCGTGAGATAAGCGGCCTCGTATTCTGCAACCATGCTAGTTAGTAAAGCTTCAACATCAGTATCTACAAAATTTATATCAGGGAGATTACTAAGTTCCGACAATATCTATCACCACCCTAGGAATAAGTTGGCCAGATTCGTTAGCCTCAAAAGATATGCTTTTTACGCTGGCCCGTGGTTCATACAGCTTGATTTTTTCAATATACTCAACCGTCAGCTTGGCCCTTGCTTCCCTGATCGGCAGGTCTAAGATGCTCCAATCAATGCCGAAATCACGGTCAAAGGGGACCGTACCTGTTGGAGTAGTCAGAATCGTTTTCACATTCTGGATCACTTCATTCGTACCAGTAGCCGTAAAGTCAACCTGCAGGTCAATATTAATCAATGTTATACTCACAAAATCGCCCCCCCTACAGCGTTGAAATATACTCTTCGAGGGTTACGTCTATTTTCCCTGAGAAAAGCTCACCACGATTAAATACGATACCCCAAGCCTGGCTTACCGACTTGACTATCCATTTATCTGTGCCTAAAGGTTTATCGCCAATAACAAGAGTTTCCGCTGCGCCGTCTCTAGCTTTGTCTAACCATTTATCCATTTCGGTACGTGGCTTTACACCATTATTGCCGTTGTAATCAACGGTAAAAGAAATCGTGTCCAGCCCAGGACCGATAAACTCAGTTTTGGGCTTTAAGCCAATAAGTTCGTGATTGCCCCAACGGCTGGAAGTATCACGCTTCAGGCCGGAGAATGTTAGGATGCGCTGGTCTGATGTTTCAAAAATTATATCACCGAAATATCCAATCATATTTAATCACCGTCCTAGTGGGAATGATTGTTTGTGTTACCAAGGGTATCAAGAATCGTCCCCGTCGCTGAAATGTTGCCGGTTACGCTGAGATCTCCTTCTATCGCAACATCGGCCTTTATGGTCAGTGTTTTACTGGTTTTATCATATTTAATATAAGATCCGTCTCCGAAATCCTTATAAATTATCTTTGGGTCAGTCACTGGGGGAGGATTAACAGTCGAAAAATACTTGCCAAGGCAGAACCCGTTTGAAATTCCATTACCGAGGAATAGACATAGCACCAAATCGCCAACCGCAGGCATGTTGTATTCTCCCGCCAGCAAAGGTAACTCATTAGTTACGATGCCCTGTTGGTCATCAATTACTACTCTCACGGTGCCTTTCGTTGCATTTGCAGAGGACACATGCCCAATTCTGACTATGTTTTTCAGCATTAATATCCTCCTTCCAGCACCCGGTGAACGTCTACCGATGAGGCAAACCCGCTACCTATGCCATGGTCAACTTTGTCGATATAATATTTGCCGTCAAACACGCCGAAGCCTAAGACTATGACCGTTGAGCTCGCGATAAGGGTAACATTCCCCGGCACTGTAAAGCTTAAGGCGTACTGCTTTACGTTAGCTTTCCTTAACTCGGCCTTTGCAACTATCTCAGCTTCAGCTACACTTGCCACATCTTGGTTGATTCGCAGAATCTTCTTAGGCGCCAAGTTTGGATTGAACATATATTGCACCTTCTCGCCGGAATCTGGCGGGGTGTAAGTTAATTCGCAAGCGCCATACCCGGTTTCAGTAAGCGACTTCTTGGCCGTCCAATTTCCCTCGGTCATTTGCTCTGTAATCGTTGCAATAGGCTCTTTGGCCTCATATTCCTGCTCGGAAAAAATGACTATTTTATCGTTGTAAATTTTCAGGCTAAGGCCGTACTTGCCACAAACGTCGGCAAGAAAAGCACTATCTGGCTGCTCACTCTGTTCGAGATACGAAATAGTGTATACCTTAGCCGTGTCATAATACAAAGAAAGGCCCGCATTAGACGCTATATCATCTGCTAATTTCTTTGTTGTGACTTTTTCCCACGTCCGAGACTTGGCTGTATCCCTAAAATCATTACTCGAGGGAATGGCTGCTGCATTCAGTGATAGCGTTCTGGGCCTGCCTGCGTATTCCGGTTCATCCACCATAAAAGTGCCGCAATCAAGCCTCTGAGAATCTCCGTCATATCGCCAATTTGTAGTGCGGATTGACGCTTTGAGCTTGTCTCCTTGCTCAGGTGCCCATGTGGAAATCCATTTGCCCGTATCATCTTTAAGCGATATAGCAATCGAGTCTGACGTACCACTTGCGTTGTCCGTATACCCAAAACTGAGCAAATCCTTTGCAATGTCAGCTGTAATGCTAACGCCCTGATAAACGATATCTATACTTGCTCTACGCGCTAACATAGTCAGGACCTCCAAGGTGGCCGGGAAGATACACTGGCGCTGCTCGCTGCGTCTACGTCTGGAGCAATAAGGATTACCCCTGCTGAGAAAACTACCGTCGAAATATAGGCGGTATTTGCTTTCATAAGCTGCTCTGTATACTTCTCATTACCATACAGCTTTTTGGATATGCTATCCCACATGTCCCCCTGCTTAGTTGTGTATGTCATTCAGCCCACCATCCTTTAACTTGGGGAGAATTGGAGCCGCTTTTTTTCAGCCTCGTATTTCCTTGCATATTGCTTATATTTTTCAAAAGACATATCGAGTGCCTTTGTTATAACATTTTCATCCGCATTCCCTTGAATAATGACTTGCGGAGAATACGCGGGCAAGGATGACTTATTATTTACCCCGCTTAACTTCGATTCAAGAGTTGATACCCTCCCGCCGCCAGCAATCGCCATAGATTTATTATGCTCATACACCTGAGCGCCACGGGACAAATTTATTAGCTCAGGCCCCTTTTCTCCAACCCATGTTAGGCCACCTCTCCAGTTGTCCGTTCCATTGGCGTTACCGTCAATCCCCCTTACAGCGTCAAAGCTACTACGCTTTTCTGTTGTTGTTTGCTCGATAGCAATATGGGCTACACTAGGGATCTTCACTCCAATTAAGCCAAGGGCCCCGTTAAGTTTATCGGTTAGCCAATTAATAGCATCAATGGCTACATTTACGCCTGATTTAAATGCATTTCCAATTGATTCTCCTACTTCACTTGCTTTTGCGCTAATTGTATCCCAATTTTGATACAAGAGTACTCCTCCAGCAACTAATAGGCTGACAAGGGCAATTGCCTTGCCCATTGGCGTTAGATTCATGGCGACGCCCATTGCCGTTTGAGCTATCGTGGCAAGTTCAGTTGCTAGCGTCCACGCCTTAGTAGCTAGGGTGATGGCTCCAAAGGTAATTGCCCCCGCTGCAATCCCGGCTAGTATTGGAGATACTACTCCCCAATGGTCCTGGAAGAAAGTTTTTGTTTCTTGCAACTCTGTTCCCACTGTACCGATGGCATCCCCCGCTACGTTAAATGCGTACCCGATCTCGTTCTGGATCTTAGGCATGTTGTCTGTGATCCATCCTGCAAATGCGTTCATGCTTGGCATTATCTTATCGCCTAATGGGATCAATATTCCTGTTTCGAGATTTCGCTTTATACCCGTCATGGCCTCGCCAAAAGTATTGTATTTTACTGCATTTATTTTGCCGAGTGCATCAACGTTTTTATCTATCCCGCCTTTGGTATTCGTTAATGCCTCAATGCCCTTGACGCCTACATCTTCCCATTGGGTACCAAATAACGCAACCCCTGCAGCCTCTCTTGC